GATCAGTCTTGGGATGTGCAGGGCTTCTTGAATCTCCTGAAGGCTGACGTTGATATTGTCGGAGCAGCGTATCCGGTCAAAAACAACTGGGAGCAGTACGGAGTCACTATCCATACGCAAGAGGATGGCAGGCCGATTGTCAATGAGCAGGGGCTTATCTCTGCCGACAAAGTTCCTACTGGCTTTATGAAGATTCATCGCAGGGTGTTTGAGAAACTGCGCGCTGCTTATCCGGATGACTGGTACTACCACGGCAAGCATCAGCGGCTATACAACTTCTTCGGGCATCTAACGATAGACCATGTGCGCTACGGCGAGGACATTAGCTTCGGCATTCGCTGGCAGCGCATAGGCGGCAAGATATGGCTAGAGCCAAGGGTGTCAATGGGCCACTTTGGTGTGCAGGGATGGTACGGGAATTATCACGACTACCTTACGCGCCAGCCTGGTGGAAGCGCATCAACTGAACCGCTGCCGAAAGCAGCTTAGATAGGAGCATCATCATGACTGGACGTGTTCTAGGTGTAGCGACAGCGCAGGCGTGCAGCGAGATTCTGAATTTCAACTATACGTCGGCGATGGTGACTCAGGCTGTATTCACAGCACCGTTTCCGATGATTGTGACGAGTATCGTAGGCAGGCCTCGCGTAGCCGGTAGCGATGGCAGCGCCGTTAGTCTGTCCTTCTACAAAGCGCCTTCTGGGACTGCTGTAGGATCAGGAACCAAGCTGCACAGCGGTAGTTACGACGTGAAAGGAACGGCTGACACGAACCAGACGCTCACGCTTTCCAACTCAATTACCGACATTAGCCTTGCGACCGGAGACTCGATTGGCTACGTTCTGACCGGAACGGCCACGGCAGCGGTTGGTGCGATTTCGATCACGCTGGAACCGGCATAATGAATGCGTTTCGCCCGAAAGGGCCGCTTCTTAGCTTTACCGGGGCTAATGCTGCGCCGACGTCAGTCCAAGCTATCGCGCTTGATGCGACCGTATATCAGGATGTCTGCCTGACCAATACCGACACAAGCAACGACTGCGTTGTTGGTTGGGGTCTGACGGACGCGGTAGCAAAAACCAACGCGGCGGCAGGAGCCAGCGTGAGCAGTTGCTATTACCTGCTTGCAAGAAGTCAGGTCATTGTGCGAATTTCCTCAGGTAGTTTCATCACAGGGATAACGCCCGGTTCCGGAGTAACGGCAGTTATCAAGGTGCAGGCAGGCGACGGGACGTGAGCCGTGCCTACCATGCCAAATTGCATCGGCCAACTGTATGAGGGCGCACTAGCCTCAATGGTTACGGCGGGGGTTCGAGTGCTTCCGCTTGGCTACTTTCAAGACGACCCGGTATTGCTCGCTTGGAAACAAGGAGGCACGCCCTTTGTCGTCAGTGCTCAGAGTCCATCTTCAGGCGCTACGGTCGCGGCCAATTCAGCCGTTACGCTCACGGTCTATACGCCACCGATGGCGGTAGCGGCCCCATCGGGTCAGACCAACTTCTAAGGGGTTAGCATGACCATAGGCACGACAACAGCCCTAGACCTGATTAAAGGCGCTCTGAGCAGGGCAAACAGCTACCAGTCAGGCGAAACTATTGCGGCTCCTGATGCTGCGGACTGCCTTGAGACTCTAAACGACCTGTTAGATTCTCTCTCTACGGATCAGAACTTCATCTTCGGATCAGGCGAGAACATCCTTAACTGGACTTCTGGAAAGAACAAATACACGATAGGGAATCCAGTCTGCACCCTGTTTGGGTCGTCGGCTTTTACTGGGACTTTGACCAGCGGATCTAACGTCATCACGGCGGTGACGAACATTCCCACCAATCTAGTGGCCGGCGCAGCGGTGGCCTATGCCGTAGGCTCTGGATCAATCCTGACAGACTCGCAAGGGCTTCTTCCGCTAAATACCACGGTCAAGGTAATCGGCGCGACGACCATAACGCTATCGGCAAACGCTACAGGAAACTCTAGCGGCGCAGACAGTTTCACCTATACCGTACCGGGAGACTTCCCGATAGCGAGGCCCCTGAGGATCACGAACGCCTTTACGCGCTTCAATAACCTGGATTTCACGCTGGACGTGTATGAGACTCAGAACCAATACACTGAGATTCTGTTCAAAGCGCAGCCAGGCCCGTGGCCGACCGTGGCTTGGTATAACAACACGTTTCCATACGGTACGCTGAATGTGTATCAGACTCCAAGCAATAGCGCACCGCTGTATCTATACACGGACACGCTGCTAGGCAACCTTACGCTGAATCAAGTGCTGGTGATGCCGCAGGGATACTCTCGGTGCCTGAAATGGCTGCTGTGCAAGGAAATCTGTGCAGAGTACGGCTATCCGCTGACGGATGCGATCAAGACCAACGCGCAGGAAGCTAGGGATTTCCTCAAGGCGTTGAATGCAGCGCCCGCGCAAGTATCTCGGTATGATCGCGCTTTGTCGCGTGGAAACCGTCCTGATGGCGGCTGGATAATGCACGGCGGGTACAGATAATGGCAGCAGGCGATATTGCCTCGCAACTATCGGCTCTGGGTGGCCCGCATCCGCTAAATTTGTTCGGGGATTTCAACTTTGTCGGCGGCGAGGATGTTGCGCCAAGCACTTTGCAGAATATGCAGATGTGCTACAACTACTACCCAGAGATTGACCCTCAGAACGCCAAGCAAGCCATTGCCTTGCTAGGCTGTCCCGGCCTTGTAACGCAAGTCTCCGCTCCTGGTGGTGGTCACACATGGGACGATCCAACGACTTGGCCGACGCCTTACGCTGGCCCTAACCTACCAGTTCGTGGCTGTTGGGTGCTGCCGGGGTCACAAACAGCCATAGTGGTCATCGGTAACGTGTGCTATCTGGTAGATACCAACTTCGCGTTAAACGCCGTAGGAACGCTGCAAAGCGCGACCGGCCCTGTCTCTATTAGGGACAACAACATAGGCGGCTACGCGGTGCTTGTGGATGGTTCTAACGGGTATTTCTACAACATTCAGACCCAAGCCTTCACGCAGATCAATGATCCGGCTTTCTACGGCTCGGATACCGTAGCGTACATTGATGGCTGGTGGATATTCAATAAGCCCGGTACGCAGATTTTCTACACGAATTACCCGCAGTTCGGCACTGGGTTCGATGGTTCCTACTACGCCTTGAAGGATGCCGCCTCAGATAACCTCATGGCAGTCATTGAGAGCAAAGAGCAGCTTTGGCTTGTTGGGGAACGCACTACAGAGCCTTGGTATGATGCCGGGGGCCAATACTTCCCATTCCAGAGGCTTGTCGGCAGCGTGATGCAGTTCGGCACCAAGGCGGCGGCCTCCGTCTGCCGGTTCAGTTCAGCGGGCCAAGACGGACTCATCATGTTTGGCCGGTCTGACCGTGGCGAAAACACGATCATTATGACGCAGGGATTCGCGTGGAATGTTGTCTCTACGCCAGCCTTCGGGAAAGAGGTAGGAACCTACGCCGTAACATCAGACGCTATCGGCTATGTCTATCAGGAGGACACGCACGAATTCTACGTGCTGACCTTCCCAAGTGCGGACGTGACTTGGTGCTACGACGCGCAGACGAAGTTACTTCACAAACGACCATCTTACGATCCATATGCGCAACAGTTTCACCGGAACCGTTCTAACTGCTACATGAACTTTGCCGGTAAGCGTGTTGTCGGGGATTACCAGACTGGCTCGCTGTACCAACTGACTCGAAACGCTTTCACGGATGCCGGATGGCCTTTGCTTGCTAAACGTCGTTCGCCTCACATCTGGGATGGCGGTCAACGAGGCAGAGTCTTTATGGCAAGTCTGCAAGTAGACGTAGCGCCGGGCGGCGGGAATCCTAGCGGACTCGGCTCCAATCCACAGGCAACGCTGACCATATCGAGGGATGGCGGTAACACGTTCGGGCAAAAGAACAATGCACCTATAGGACAGATAGGGCAGTACAAGAATCGCACGATGTGGCGCAAGCTAGGCTTTGGACGCGACAACGTGGTGGACTTGGAAATCATCGACCCTGTTCGCAGGGATATTGTCGGCGTAACTCTCAAGGCGTTTAGCGCAGCATGAGTAGCCTGCCAAACCTAATCCCGCCACAGACAGCGCATCTGGGTCATGCTGATGCTGATGGCAATGTCACTATCGACATTAACTGGTATCTGCTTTTCTACAATCTGTGCGCTCAAGTCCTGAGTAATGCTAATGGATCACTCATAGCGACAGAAACGGACTTGATGCTGATTGATGGCGAAGATGCTCAGGGCGTAACGGCCACTCAACCACAGACAGACGCTGGCACGTCTGAACAGGATGGGG